TGCTGATAAGGCGGTGCGCTCCATCTGGACGCAGCTGCGTGATGATGCCATCAAGACGGGAAGCATCAACGAGGCGTACACCATAGCCCTCGACAGGGTGGGTTTGCCCTACAAGCTATCCCCGGCGGTGGATGACCTTTTCAGCCGTATGCATAAATCGATCTCGAGTAATGTGACTTCAAAGCTAGCAGCTCTTGATGTAACTCCCGTAATCGGGGCCATTAATCCCGATTGGAAGCTGCTAGGCGATCTTACTACATACATCGCGAGCAACAAAGCGCGGACCAAGGTGGCAGAGATGATTACCTCTGCCGACGCTAAGATAGACGAAACCCTCAGCGAGCTGTTTGGGAACTAGGTATGGGCAAGCTTTCGGGCATGTTGAAACAAGCCGCGTCGCAGGTGGAATACACGGGCGGAATCGGTTGGGGGCCATACATTGACCCCTGGAGTGGTCCTGGTTTTGGAGAGCTGATGGGCTCCACCCTGGGCGGCCAGCTTGCCTTTATGGGCGCTAACAGGCTATTCGGAAGGGTGCCTGGGGCAAACTGGCTTACCAACCCAGCCATCGGTGGGCTTTCGACTTACTTCAACCGTACCGGAAAGATTCCCTTTACCAATCTCAAGCTATTTAGGGGCGAGGTTGACAGGCTTGCTAGCGACGCCTATAGCCAGGGTTACGACGCCGGCTGGGCATCGCCTCTAGCGGCTCGCTTTGCAAGGAGAAGGCTGAATGGATAAGACTGCTGCTGTAGATAGCGCCCTGGCGCGTCAGATTTTAACCGGCGTGGCCATTTCTCTAGCATCGAGCTTAGCCGCTTACGGGGCATACGAGGGCATCCGCGGGCTCAGCAGCCAGATGCGCGATCGCGTTAACAAGGCCACGGCTTGGAATAAGCTGCGCTCGGAATATCCCGAGTTGGGTGGCGAGGGCGAAGAGGGCAACCGGCGTATATTTGATAGCATCTATCAAGTAGCCCCCTCTGTAGCGCGCACCCCGGGGATAGTGATTCCCCTCATTCGTCAGGCTAAGGAATATTCCACGGGCGGGCTTGATGCTAGCACGCTGAAGAGCCTAGCAGACATCCAGCAGTCTAACACAGATACTAGGTCACTGCCGCTGAGCGTCATGAAGCTCTTCACTCCCGGGCTTACCATGAAAGACCTGGCCAATATCGACACTCCAACGACCACGGCGATAACGGTGCCGTTCTGATATGGCTTCTCTCAAGCACACCGTATTTCAGGGATATGGCGCCGACGGCCCATATGTGCATATCCTGAAGACTGCAGGGGCACACTTTACCCCGCCTGAAGGCGTGAAGATGCAGCCCGACATGGTGCGCTTCATGGACTCCATCAAGATAGACACCGAGAAGAACTCCTACATGCTGATCAACGCCATGGGGGCTAGTGAGTTTTGGGGCGCCAATCTCAACGGAGATGCTTTCCTCGAAGAGGATCTTAAGCTATACCATAAGACCTTCGAGCAGGGGCATGTTTATACGGATCACGACAATAACGACCCGTCTAAAGCAATGGGGCGCATACTGTTTGCGACATACAACGACACCATGCACCGCGTTGAGTTGCTAGTGGCGCTAGACCGGTCAGACCCCAGGACGATTAAGTTGTTGCGCCAGATTGAAGACGGCATGATCCCGCGTGTCAGCATGGGCACGCGTGTTCTATACGACCAATGCTCCATCTGTGGTCATAAGGCCCCCACTCGGGAAGATTACTGCGAGCACGCCAAGCACTCGCTGGGCAAGCTCCTGCCTGACGGGAGGCGTGTCAGCGTGTTGAACCCCAATCCTCGTTTTTTTGAGATCTCGCTCCTATCGGGAGTGGAGGCAGATCCTTCTTCGAGTTGGATGGCCAAGGTGGCCTCCAAGCTGAGCCGCAAGTTGCGCGAGTATCAGTCTAAAGAGTCGGCTATTGACAAAGAGGTGGTTGATAGCACCTCCGCAGGGCAGAGTATTGACGACGTGATGTCTGGCAATCGCAAACTCATCGAGGTTGGTCGCAAGGCCGATGAGCGTCAGAGCGATATGCCATTTGACGATCTAGAGGACATGTGCCGCTGCTTTGATGATGACGAGATCCTGGGTACTGCGGCTGGAATGGGCATTAAAATCCGCCCGTCGGAGTTTTCGTACATTAAGATGCGCCCCGTTGTGGGTCCAGATCGTGCTCGCATTATAGTGCGTCATGTCAAAATGATACGCACGCCAACGCTGCTGGCTATCAAAAACGCATCACTCTCTCCGATGTCGCTGCGCTGGAGCGATGGGGTGGCCGATATGTTGGCCCCGCACATGAACAGCCGGTCGATGCTGCGCTCCTACGAGCAGCGTGGAGCGTTCCCGCTAGTTAAGCATGCAGATACGCGTGTATTACAGCCTAATCCCGATCTGGAGCAGGCTTATGCGCAATATATAGGCACGATACTAAAGGGGGCCATGCTTTTGAATAGAATGCCGGAATCGCTGGACCGCAAGGTCGGATTGATTCCAGAGCACACGCTAATGGAGATTGACAGTCGCGCCAAGCTGGCTTCTGCTGTGGCCAGCTATGACCTTATGGCGCTCAATGCTCTATATGGAGCTTACATCAAGGGTTAAGATATGCATTTCTTGACAGATTTGCGCATCGTGCTAAACTGTACGCATAAGACTATGACACGTGTCGTTGGGAGGTAATGATATGCCGCGTGTTGCGCCGCGAGACGCCAATGAGATCGACAGGCTCGTCATGGGGGCTCCCAAGACGAGTAGCGCTAGAGTGAGAGAGCTCTTGGACCTAGGCATGCAGCAAGAGGCATTGCAGCTGATTGATCACATGCCATACGAAGAGGTGCAGAAGCTGGCGGGCTTGCTGAAGGAGTCCGAGGAGACGGCTGCCCCTGATGTACCCGCCGAGAACGGCCCCGACAATCCAGCTAAGCCTTCCACCGAGGATGTTAGCGACACCACGGGCGACAAGGCTGGCAATCCGCCCGTTCCCACGGAGGGCGATCCCAAGTCCAATCTTGAGGGCTCTAAGGAAGCCAGGGTCAAAAGGGCTGAAGAGGGATGCAAGTCCGAGGGTGACGACGAGGCTCCTATCGACGAAAACGCCCCGGCCATCTCGGAGGATGGCACGCCAACGCCTGAAGCCGAGAAGGCTGCCCGTCTGGGTTATCTTAATGGTCTGAAGATAGCATCCAAGGCCATCCTGGTCAGGGCGGCCCAGTATAAGGCAATGACGAAGCAGGCGGCACAAAACCCGCAGGCTCAGCTCGAGCGTCTTCTCGACGCGCTACTGTAGGAGGAATCATGGGAACGGTTAGCGAGATGTCCGGGTTGGTTAAGGCCGCTAGCGCACTGACCGCTGGGGATGTTTACAAGGCCGCCACTGCACGCGCTGCCACTGATCTAATGCAGAAGGTCGCCATCGTCAAGCTGGCTGAGGATCCTGAGGTCGCCGAGGCCCTAGCCGAGGCTATGGGTGGAGTTGAGGACATGCCCGAAGAGGATGTCGCCCTAGAGGACGAGGGCGATCCCGAGCTCACCGACGCCTTGCTTGAGGCCTATGCGGCTCCCGATGAGGTTGATGACGAGGACCGCGAGGCGCTGCTTTCTACCGCCGAGGCTCTAGAGGATGAGGAGAAGGCCGCGGGGCTGGCTATGCCGACCACGCGTGACTATGTCTACGCAATTCTCAAGAGCGCTGGGGTGATAGAGTAGCATGTCGCTAAGCTGGGCTGAGATTGACGAGTTGCTGAAAAGCGCCAGCGTTGATGCGGCCCAGGTGAAGACATCTAACGCCGAGCTGATAGACCGCCTTGTCCACACGGCTGAAGCCCTGGACAAGGTGGCCAGATCAAGTGATGGAGGGGCGGCGCTGGACAAGTATCTGCGTGATATCTTCTCCGGCGAGGATGTCAGCACGCAAGAGCTGGCTCTGCGTGAAAGCATCAAGAACCGCATCACGCAACTGGGCATGATAGCAGCCCCGTCAGCGTAGGACGATGAACAGCACAGAGCAACTGATTGGATTACTAAAAGAGTCTGCCCAGCGGATCCAGGCGCTGGACGATGCTCTTCAAAAATTAGCAAGGGCCGTGGAGATCGTGGAACCGCTATCCAACCGCGGCCTACTAGGCGACATACAGGGCGCTACGCTCTACGACAAGGCGCTCTCTCTTACGAAGATGTCGAGTCGCGACTTTGATTTTTATGATAACTTGGCCCGCAAGGGCCTGTCGGCCTATCAGGGCTTTGGGAGTGTGGGCAAGGCGCCCGCAACCTCCGGCGGAGATCCCGCCGCTCTCGTAGACCGAGCAGTTTTCTCGCACAGGCTTTAAGGAGGTAGACTCAGATGGTAAAGCCTAAGACTTTTATGAGCCAGTTGATGAATCTTTCCATTCCCATCGCCACGACTACCGATGAGTTCCTCAGTGGTGAGTTTATCCACTGGGGCGCCGACAACAAGGCGGCTAAGATGGGCACGGTGGGGTCTGGAGAGACTCCGGTCTGCCGTTGCGTGTTCCATGACACGCTAGGCCGGACGGACCGCTTCGGCACCGACAAGGTTACCATCCTGGATGGTGAGTACCTTGCCGAGATCGACGCGTACGATACCTCGGGTGGCGACTTCGGTAATGGCGATTGGCTGACCGTGAAGAACTGCACGATCACCTATTACGCCGACGGCAAGTCGTATACCGGTGGTTTCCTCTCCCCCGCCACAACGGGTGATGTGGTCTGGGCTCAGTGCATAGTTCCGCCCGGTGGTCTCCAGCGCGGCTTGAACTATATGCTGGTCAAGATCGTTAGCCCGTTTGTCCTATAACCGTAAGTTGGAGGTGAAACGTAATGGCTGATAAGTTCAACTCCGGTGCGATGGGAGCCGAGTATAACGCTCGCTTCTTGGAGGCTCTCCAGGATGAGGGTACGCGTAGGAAGCTCTCTATGGCGATGGGTCAGTATACCCGTAAGAAGGTATACGAGGGCTTGATGATGGAGAACATCATCCCCTCCGAGACCGTCACCCCCGCCGACCTGGTTCCCACCATGGTCGGAGATGCTCTCTACAAGATCGACGAGCTCGAGCCTGAGGCCACCGCTCTAGAAGTCAACTGGGATGGCAATCCCACCGGTGAGTACTTCGAGGGCGAGCGCTTCATCACTCCTATCTGGACTGTTACTAGCGAGCGGCTCCAGAAGAGTGAGGATGAGCTTTTGGCAATCAGGTATCCTGCCCGCGAGGTGCTCACGGATATCGCCTCTAAGGAGATCATCCGCAAGCAGGACGAGCATTTCTTCGGCCGGCTCTGCGAGGCTGCTGTCGCTCACAGCGGCAAATCCATCACGTCGCCCGATAACATCCTAACAATGGATGCGCTATCGGCCCTGCAGAACGAGATCGACGGTAACGAGCTCAACTGCACCAAGATCGTGATGAACCGCGTTGACTTTAACAACCTGAAGCGGCTTGCGGGACCTGAGGCTGACACCCTGTCGGCTGAGATCCTGACCAAGGGCTTCGTTAGCACGACTTACGGTGGCTTGCCATTCCTGGTCACCATCAAGAACACCGCCGTCGCCCCCGGCACGGTTTGGGCGTTCACTGACCCCGAGTTCCTCGGCACTCACTACGTGCTGCAGGATACCAAGTTCGAGGTTAAGAGCGAGTTCAGGATGGTTGAGTTCCAGGGTTGGCGTAAGTACGGCACCACGATCTCTAACGTCAATTCCGTTGCCAAGCTCACCCTGGGCGTGGCATCCTAACGAGGGAGTTAACTCATGAAGGCGCAACCCAGTGTGTCCCGTCCAGTTGATACGGTTAGTGGCTATATAGAGCATCTAGGTGGTGATGGCACCCCTAAGTGTTCTATCAACGATCCCATGAACAGGATGCGCTTTTGGACCCTTGGGGCTGGACAGCGGACTCCCGTTATCCAAATCCCCAAAGAGCACAGCCTGTTGGCGTGGATTGCCACTAAGGACTATCTGCGGTTTGTCGCCACGAGCACGATGGGGTCGACGGGGAAGGCGGATCCACTTCCCCGTCATCCTAAGCCTAAGCCGCCCCTAGCCGACGGACCCGTAGCTAGCCATGACGGTCCGTTGCCTGATCGCACCCCGAAGCAAATGACTGAGGCCGTTGTCCCGGCTGGAGATAGCACTCAAGAGGTGGAGCCGGAGGTCGCCCCACGCCGGCCTGAGCTTTCTCCCCGGGAGCTGCTAGAGGGCAGGTCGCCTGAGCCTGAGGTGGAGCCCGAGGTACAAGAAGAGGAACCAGCATCAGAGCCTACTCTCATGGAGCGCCTTGAAGCCCTAGACTATAAGTCCCTCAAGGCGTTGGCCGATAAGTACGAGATTGAGTATACCGGGCGCAGCGCTAAGGCAATCGTCAATGCGATATTGCTTTACGCGGAGTCGTTGCCCGAGGGCACGCAGCTAGAATTCTAATCATGAGTGGAGGCAGCCGCGGTGGCGAATCATTCCAGAGCAGACTACATAGGATATCTGCGCGACTTCTTGAGGGACCATCCGGCGTTCAATCGGCTGCTGAATTACACTGACGAAGAATCGGGAGAGCGCCAGCTAGGTCTAGCCCTAGATCTGGCGCTTGACCATTTCAACACGCGAGTTTTGCCAATTGGCACGACTTATGGATTCGCTAATTTCCCCAGCGCATCCATCCTAATAGAGCTTGCCGCGATGTACGTCCTGGAGATGGTCGGTATACTCAAGGCGCGCAATTCATTGCAGTATTCAGACGCCGGGTTGACCATCAGCGATACCGAGAAATCCTCCGAGTATCGCGCCTGGGCTATGACCTTCAGGCAGGGCGCGCTACAAGAAGCGGCTAACATGAAGAAAGCGGCAAACATAGCCAGCGTACTGGAGGGCGGCAGTGGGCTACATAGCAGCTACTACAACCTATAATGGGCGCGTTAAGCTAGCGGAGCCCAATTCGCTAGTGCCTGAGAAAAAGAAGTTTCCCGAGTGGCTGCCCTGGCTTGTATTGGGAGGCCTGACCCTGGGCGGAGGAGCGGCTGCTGTTAATTCCTATAATAATTACGTCAAGTCGATCACGCGCCATTATCGCAATCGCAACATAGCGGCATCACTGCTAGCCCTGCTAGGCGTAGGTGGAGTCGCGGCGGCTATCGGCGGGGTTGGCAAGACGCCCCCAAATCGCGACAGCCTATCTGACATGCCTCCGGAGCTAGAGTCGGCGGCTCAAACCGGTTCATAGTGGTTGAATTCACCAATGTGCGTGTCCATGCGTTTCACCCGCGGTACATGACGGTATCGTGGGAGATTGCCAATATCCCCGGCGGGACTGATTATACAATCGACATAGAGCGCTCAGAGACACCTGATGGGCCATGGACGCTAATTGCTCAAGGGCTAGTCGATAGGGAGTTCTATCACGATTGGGACGCCAATCAGTACAACCTCCGCAGACGGCATTTCTACAGGGTGACTTATAGGGACGGTAGCGGAGCACCGGTGGTGTCTCCAGCCGTGACTAACCTTAACACTCCAGATGCTATTGCCTATGACATCATTCGCCGCGAGCAGCTAGCCCTCAACGTGCTTTCAGGCAGGCCGGGGTTTTTCCTAATAGAGCGCACGTGGGGAGCTCCGTGTACGTTTTGCTATGATAGCGTAGCGCAAAAAACTAGCGTATC